CGTGCCCATCGGGGCCGACCCAAAGGCCAAGATTTTAAGCACAAGTTTGACGGCCGCGCCGAGCGCGGACCAGCAAAGAGCCGAGTACGAACTGGCGCTGCGGATGCGGCGTTGGCGAGTGCTGGGGAAATAGGGGGAACGATGACGAAACGAGAGCTACTCTCTCAGGTCTCCGCGCTCGAAACCGAGTACAGCGCGGTTCTCGCCGCTTCCAGTGTTGCTACCGATCCGGTCGCGCATCTGAAAGCGGTTGATGCCAAAGAAAACGAACTGAAGGCCGTGCGCGAGCAACTCGCAGCGCTTGAGGCTTTGGAAGCCAAGGCCAAGGCGAATGTGACCCGCGAACCGGCCCGCGTCACAAGCGACAACGAGGCCAAGCGGCCGTTTGCGAATCTCGGCGAGAACCTTGCCGCGATTGCTTACGCGATGTCGCCGCGTGATGCCTTTCATGGTCTCGGCGGCCAGGTGGACAAGCGCCTGTACGAGACGCTGTCCGCCACCGGCGCATCCTCTGCCGTGCCCGCTGACGGCGGCTTTGCCGTTGGCACTGATTTCTCGACGGCGCTGCTGACTAAGGCCGCTGAAACCGCGCGGATCTTCCCGCTGTGCCAAAACATCCCGATTGGCGAAGGCAGCGACTCGCTGGAGTTGCCCTACGTTGATGAAACCTCCCGCGTAAACGGTTCCCGCTTCGGTGGCGTCCAAGCCTACTGGACCGGCGAGGCCGATTCGCCGACCCAAACGAAGCCGAAGCTGGCCCGCCACGAGATCCGGCTGGAGTCGCTGAAGTGCTTGGCTTACGCGACCGAGCGCCTTCTGCGCAACGCTCTGGCCATGGCTACGCTGTTCGAAAACGCCTTCGCTTCCGAACTGGCCTTCAAACTCGACGACGCCATCTGGCGCGGCGACGGTGTCGGCAAGCCCCTCGGTTTCTCGATCCAGAACTACGGCACGCAGCTGCTGGTTCAGGTCGCCAAGAAGACCGGCCAAGCCGCCGACACGTTCGTCATCGAGAACGCTACCTCGATGCTGTCCCGCCTCTACCGCGAGCCCGGCGACCGCATCGTTTGGCTGTGCAACCCCGACACCATCGGCCAGTTCCCACTGCTGACCGTGGGCCAACAGCCGGTGTTTTTGCCCAACAACTCCGTGGCCGGCTCAATCCAGTACGGCACGTTCCTCGGCTTCCCGGTGATCCCCGTTGAGCAGGCCGAAACCCTCGGCGACGCTGGCGACATCGTCCTCGCGAACCTGAGCAAATACGTTGTCATTACCCAAGGCGGAATCCGCGCGGCGAAGTCCATGCACGTCCGGTTCATCTTTGACGAGATGACGTTCAAGTGGTCGATTGATGTCAACGGCCAGAGCGCCATCAAGACGCCCATCACCCCCTTCAAGGGCAGCAACACCCTTTCGCCCTTCGTCACCACCGCGGCCCGCGCCTAAGGAGAACACATGATCCCCTACGAGCAACTGAATAACCTTCACTTCATCAAAGGGCTCGACCCTGTTGCCGATGCCTTCAGCGGCACGGTCGCGTCGGACGTGGTCGACCTCTCGAATCACCAGTCCGCACTTTTCATCCTGCACAAAGGCGTTGGCGCAACCGGCACCTCGACCATCACGGTTGAGGCCTGCGACGACATCGTGCCGACTAATACCACGGCCATCCCGTTCTTTAGTAAGAACATCACCTCGACTGACGTGCAAGGCGCGGTCACTCCCCGCGCCGCGACCGGCTTCGTCACCACCGCTGGCTCCTCGCAGATGTACGCCATCCAGGTACACGCCGAGGAGCTGGCCAACGTTGGCTACCGCTACGTGCGCCTGAAGGCCGTCGAGGTCGTCGACTCGCCGGTTCTGGGTGGCATTGCCATCGCGTTGTGCAACCCCCGCTTCGGCGGATCTGCTGGCACCTCGCAGTCTGAGATCGACTAATGATTGAGCACCGCCTCCAGTTGGTTACGCCGCCGACGTTCTGGGCGCTGTCCGAGTCTGACTTTGAAGCGCATAGCCGCGCTATGGGTCAGCCGGTCGAGCAGTTGAGCCCTTACGTCCAAGCGGCCACCAACCATCTGGAGGTGGTCTCTAATCGTCGATTCGCGGAACAGGTATGGCGTATGTATCTGGACTACTTCCCGGATACCGGCGCTATTACTATCCCTTACTCGCCGCTGGTGTCGGTCGCGTACGTAAAGTACACCGACACCAGCGGCGTACAACACACATTTTCGAGCAGTAACTACGGAGTCTCCACCGCGCGCACGCCGGGCCAGATCCTTCTCGAATACCAGAAAGACTGGCCCACGGAGACCCTGCGAGCGACCGATCCAATTGAGATCCAGTTTGTCTGCGGCTGGCCCAACCAGGCCAGCGTACCGACGCCGATCCGGCAGGCGATTCGAATGCTCGCGTCGCACTTCTACGAGCACCGCGAGGCCGTTGTTGTTGGCACTGCGGCCGCCGTCGATGAGGCCGAGCTACCGCTGGCCGCATCGGCTCTCATCGCCCCGTGGAGAGTGTTTATATGAGGGCCGGGGCATTGCGGCACCTGATCGACATCGAGGCCAATACCATCGCCGTCGATGCCAACGGCGACCGCACGGAGACATGGACGAGCGTCCATCAGTGCTGGGCCAGCATCGAAACCGGCAACGGGCGCGAGTTCTTCGCCGCGCGACAGGTCATGGCGGATTTAACGCACACGATCCGACTGCGGTTCGTGATCGGTTTGACGCCAGCCATGCGCGTGAAGTACACCGACCAGAAGACGCAGGCCACGCGCTACTTCGATATCAAGTCGATTCTGAATCCTGACGAGCGGGACGAGATGCTGACCATGCAGGCCGTTGAGGTGCTGATCTAATGCCTTCACGGCGCAGCCTCGGAATCAAAGTCGAAGGCATGGACGAACTTGTCGGCCAGATGAAGCGCGTTATGGAGACCGCAGCGGGCCAAGACATCGAAGAGGCTCTGCTTGAAGCCGCCCGCGAGATTCGGAGCGAGGCCGCACGGCGCGCGCCGATTGCGCCGTACACCACCAAGCGGTTCGGATCGGACCGGCCGCCCGGCGACCTCAAGAAAGCGATCAAGGCCGCGAAGGGCCGCAAATACAAGACCTTCCTGCAGGCGTTCACCTTTACGTTCCAGAAGGACGCCCCGCACGCGCACATGGTCCATGACGGCACCAAGCCGCACTGGATACGCGGCAAGAGCAGCAACAAGCGCCTACTCAAGATCGCGGGCCGCGCCTTCGCCTGGCTCTCCCGCGTTGGCGACCAGGTCCGCACCAAAGTGTTTCACCCCGGAAGCCGCCCGAATCCGTTCCTCGCCGACGCTGTGAAGGCCAAGCGGCGCTCCATCAAAAAACTGCTTGAAACCCGCGTAAAAGCCGCGTTTGACGCACTGGGGCGTGCCGCGTGAGGATTTACCAGGCGCTCTACCGCTACACGCAGGCCGAGCCGACCATCTCGTCGGTCGTTGGGAATCGAGTCTACGACATCCACGCCGAGCAGGCTCGGCAGACGAAGTACCCGGCTTTAGTGATCGAGGCCATCGACGATATCCCGTTTCATTCCATTGGCGCAGCGCCAACGGCCACGCGCCGGCCAGTGAACATTTACTGCATGGCAACTGGCAACTCAAAGGCCGCTGAGAATCTTGCCGACACGGTCTACAGCGCCGTCATCAATCAGCAGGACGCCATCACGACCGCCAGCGGCCTCACGGTGCGAAGCACGCATCTCAACGGGCGACGCATTGAGTACGAGGAAGCGCTCGAGACCAACGAAAAACTCTACGCAGTGATCTTAGAGTTCGACTTCATTCACGACTATCAATAGGGGGAATAATGCCTGTACTTAGTGGTAACGCCGGTTCGATCCGGCTCGCAGCAAACGTAATCGCCGAGATGGACACCTGGACCTTGGACGTGTCCACCGGCCTGGAAGAGACGCAAGCGTTCTCGGACACCTGGAAGGAGCGGACGGCCACCATCCGCGACTGGAACGGCACGGGCGCGGGCCGATTCGACAACACCGACACCAACGGCCACGTCGCGCTCAACACCGCTGTCCTTGGCGGAACGACCGTCAGCGTGCGGTTCTACATCAACAGCACCAATTACTACTCGGGCAGCGCCTTCGTCCAGGCCTCCATTACCGCCGCCGAGAACGGACTGGTGACGGTGTCGTACACCTTCACCGGCAACGGCGCACTGACCTACACCTAAGGAGCACTTATGGCAGTCCTCGCAGGCAGAAGCGCAGATATTTTTCTGGCCACCGGCACCGGCACTGCCATGACCGGGCAGGCTACCACCAACTTGGGAGGGGGCGTGTATCAGATCACGCTCTCGACCCGTCGCGCCATCAACCCAAACGCATCGCTGACCGTCCTCGACGGGGCCACTACCGTCCCATCGAGCCGGTATCAGGTGGCCTACGGCAGCGGCAAGATTATCTTCGGTAACTACACGCCCGCTTGCGCCGTTACGGTTACCGGCGAGTTCATGACGCTGTCGAAGGCCGCGCAGGGATTCGACTGGACCCTCGATATTCAGCCGGTCCTCGAAGAAGTCCAGGTCTTCGGCGACCCGTGGAAGTCCCGCCAGCGCGTGCAAGCCGACGCAACGTGTACCTTCAACCAGTTTTACAACGACCAGTTCTTTCAGACGAACGCCACCAGCTACTACATCATCGAGTGCTACGCCATCCAATCGAGCGGCGTGAAGTGGGTCTTCGGTGCGTCCCAATCGTCGGCCAGTATCACGGTCGGCGAAAACGAAACCATTAAGCAGAGCGTCTCTTTTTCCGTTCTCGGAGTTGTTGACTACATACCCTAATGACCATCGCACAGAAGGCTCTATCTGCCAACCTGAAACAGACCATCATCGACGTGCCCGAGTGGGACGCGAAGGTGGCCGTACGCGAGATGAACGCCGAAGACCGCGTCAAGTTCGGCGAGGACGCGAAGAAATGGCCCGCCGTTGCCATGGTCCGGTTGCTGATCGCATCGACGTTTGACCCGGAGACCGGGAAGCCGGTGTTTGAACCGGCGCACCAGGACCAGCTGTTGAAGCAGTCCGGGAGTGTTGTGGATCGCATCGTAACGGAAATCTGCCGCATTTCCGGCCTGACCGCTGACGCGGCGGAGGCAGCGGAAAAAAACTAACGGGCGAGCGGCGATTTGCCTTCGCCCTCGCCGAGCTATTACATATGCCAGTTGGGCGGCTGATGCGGGAGATGAGCAGCAGTGAGTTCACCGAGTGGGCCGCCTACCTGGAATTGAAGCACCGAGAGTCTGAAAAAGCAGCGAAGAAAAACGGGAGACGATAGGTGCCTGTCTTAAGCAATCTAATCGTTCGAATCGGAGCCAGCACCGACGACTTTGACAAGAAAGTCAACGCCAGCCTTGGCAAGATTAAGCGGTTCGGCGCGACCATCAGCGAGGCCGGGCAGGCGCTTTCCATCGGCTTCTCCGCGCCGGTTGTAGCCGCGGGCGCTGCGGCACTAAACGCAGCGGTGCAGATGGAGTCGCTAGAGAAAGGGCTCGCGGCCACCATGAAATCGACGACGGCGGCAGCGACTGAACTCGAGAAGCTGAAAGAAGTCTCGAAGCTGCCGGGGCTGGGGCTCAAAGAGGCCGTACAGGGCTCGATCCGCCTGCAGACCCTCGGCAGCACTGCCGACGAGTCCCGCCGCATCATGCGCGAACTGGGCAACGCGCTGGCGGTCGTGGGCGGCGGCAAAGAGGACTTTTCGGAAGTCATCCGGCAGTTGAGCCAGATGGCGGCGGTGGGCAAGGTGACGAAAGAGAACCTCGACCCCATCGTCGAGCGAATCCCGCAGATCGCCGCCATCATCAAGGACAAGTTCGGCGCGGCGGCGCTGGGCGACCCGGCGAAGACGTTTGAACGCATGGGCATTTCGGCGCAGCAGTTTATCGGCATTATAGTCGCCGAGCTGGAGAAGGGCGGACGGGCTGGCGGGGATTTGAAGACCAGCATGGAGAATCTGCGGGAGGAGGTATTTGCCACTGCCGCCGAGTTTGGGAAGTCGCTGGTTCCGATTGGCAAGACGGTCGTGCAAGAAGTCCTGAATCCCATGGTCGAAAAGGCCAAAAGTGCCGCCGAGGCGTTCAATCGGCTGTCACCGGAGACGAAGGCACTGGCCGTTGAATTTGGCGCGGTATCCGCCGCGATTCCAGTTGCGCTTGTCGTACTTGGCACGCTGATAGAGAAAGTCGGGGTAGTGGGCGGAGCAATCACCAAACTGGTCGGCGCTCTGAAAAATATGGGCGTTACCGCGGCAGGCCTAGGCAAGGC